GATTACAATCCAAGTGGGAAAAGACAGGCCTCCTAGAAGGTTGCCAAGGTGTTGAAAAAGCACATATGTCAATCCTATTGGAAAACCAAGCAAAACAATTGCTTGACGAAGCAACCACCACCGGTACCTCTACCAGTTCAGAACAATGGGCTGGTGTAGCTCTACCATTGGTACGTCGTGTATTCGCTGAAATCGCCGCTAAGGAATTCGTCAGCGTACAACCAATGAATCTACCATCTGGTCTAATTTTCTATCTAGACTTCAAGTATGGTACAACCGCTCCTGGTACCGATTTGCGTAACTTGAACAACGGTAGTTCCGTAACTACCCGTGCAGGTAAGCAATTGAACGACAGTTTGTTCGGTGGTACAGGTAAGAAGTTGGGTTCAACTGATGACGCAGTACGTGGTCTATACGGTCAAGGTGCTTTTGCTTATTCAGTTCGTCCAGTAAGTAGCTCTGCTATTACTTTGACAAAGACCGCAGCCACAACCGCAACCGGTAACACTATCCAAACCGCTTCTTGGAACGACGTTCAATTTGCTGCTGAATTAAGCGCATCTATCGTAGCTAAGAAATTGTTCAAGGTTATCTTGAACCACGACGACAATACCACTGGTGTTGCTGGTCAAGGATATATGTACAACGTTGACTTGAATGCAGTACGTTCATTCAACTTGATCTCAGGTTCTACCGCTCCAACTACTCTACAAAGTAATGGATTGGTATTGAACACCTATTCAAAGGCAATTAACACTGGTAGTTTGAGCAATCCATTCTATCAATCTGTATACATCGTATCTGCTTCTAACAGCGCATTCGGTGGTGCAGCAAGCAGAGTTAAGTTGATCTATAGCCTACAACCTACTGATAACCTACGTGGTGACTTCGAAGCTGGTAAGACCGCTGGTGAAGGTTCTGGTACCTCAGGTAACGTTGCTACCCAAAGCATCGATACTGATATCAGTATCCCAGAAGTAAACTTGGTACTAAACAGCGAACCAATCGTTGCTAAGACCCGTAAGTTGAAAGCAGTCTGGACCCCAGAATTGGCTCAAGACTTGAACGCATATCACTCCATCGACGCAGAAGCAGAACTTACTGCTCTATTGAGTGAATATGTATCTATGGAAATCGATCTTGAAATCCTAGACATGTTGAACGAAGCCGTTCAAGGCATAACAACCGAAGCTTGGTCCGCCCAAATCGGTGTTGAATTCAGCAAGGGATTGAATGCAACTACTGGTGAAGCAATCTTCACACGTAATGCAAACAGTTCACCAAACCGTACTGCTTACGTAAAGAGCACTTGGTTCCAAACTCTTGGAAACAAGATCCAAAAGGTATCTAACACAATCCAAAAATTGACCCTACGTGGTGGTGCAAACTTCTTGGTCGTAAGTCCAGACGTTGCAACTATCCTAGAATCAATCCCAGGATATGTAGTAAACACTGATGGTGATCAAGCTAAGTTCGCAATGGGCGTAAGCCGCGTTGGTAGCTTTGCTTCTCGCTTCCAAGTTTACAAGAACCCATACATGACCGATAACGTAGTATTGGTTGGTTTCCGTGGAAACAACTTCCTAGAAACCGGTGCTGTATATGCTCCATATATCCCACTAATCCAAACTCCATTGGTCTATGATCCAGTGAACTTCACTCCACGCCGTGGTGTGATGACTCGCTACGCTAAGAAGGTAGTGCGCCCTGAGTTCTATGGTAAGGTTATCATCGGTGACCTAGACACCGTATAATCTGAACGATTAATAAGTTAAAACAAACCCTCTACCGAAAGGTAGGGGGTTTTTTCTTTCATTATTCAAAAAATTCGTTGGTAGAATTTACAACAATTTCTTGAACTTCTTCTTTGAAAGATGTACTTTTTAGATATGGCAATGTTTTATGCTTAAGAGATTTGATTAACTTCTTATTTTCTATCTTATTAGTAATAAACTTGATATAACGATGTTTACCACTTTCTCGTTTGCGCCAGAATGTTCTACCGATGCGTTCTTTTAGTTTATCTACACTATGTGTTTTCCATCTTGAATATACGCTTCTACTATGTATCCAGTCATAGTTAGGAGGACCAACTAAACTAACACTATAGTTAGGCATTATAGCGATATCTACATAGTTATCGCCTTGATATAGAAATCCAGTTGCTTGATAGATTGTGCCTGCGTGTCCAGCTTCACTATCCGCATAACTGAGAATACATTTGATGTGGGGATATTCAGTATTTAATAATCTAAAGCTTTCAGCTATACAATAACTTTCTATATTCTTACCATATCCATCTGCTATCCATAAACGTGTTAATTCCAACACATTATCATTAGTAAGTAGTGAAGAGATACTGGTACTTGCATTTCTACCCACGGCGTTTCCATATACTAATACACCTATTAATCGTTCGTTAAAACCACCAAAGAATGTACTCTCTACATATTCTTTATAGAATACTCCATAAGCTACAGTACAAAGAGACCACTTGTGTGTATAATGATTCTTTTCAATAAGAGTTTTTGCAACATTCTTATTGATGCTTTTGATGTAAATTAATGTGGGGTCAAAATACTCCGACATTATTTCAGTATAACCATATAACTCTAACTGTCAAGATTTATATTATATAAAAAAGACCTTTGGAATTATATACTACAGTTCTAATTTTGGTAGCATTAATCTTATTGATACCAAGTCTATCTATTACTTGAAATGGATCAGGGTGATTATTTATAGGAGCTGCCATAACTCTATCCTTTATTTTGTATACATCCAAGTCTGTATTAACAATACTTGGATGATATTGTCTTACTAAAGGCATTGTTCTCATACTGGTTTATTTGTTGTTGGTTCTGCTTTCTTTACTCTACTAGATGGAAATGATTTGTTACCAAAATCACTACCGTGTAAACTATACAAATGCATAACTACACCGTGTTTTACAACCACATCCCCCAAGTCATTTACTAATACATATGGTGGTCTATCATATTTTAACATTACTGCTGAACTAACCAATAGATGATTGCTTTCACCTGCATCCATTACTCTTTGAGCATAGTTGATACCATCACCACTGATATTGAGATTGCCATTAATATCTTCCATTGGTATTACAGGTCCACAATGTACACCCATTCTCATTTGTAAATCTGGTCTATCCTTTACTGCTTTAGCTATAGTAACTGCACAATTCATTGCATCTTCCAAATAAGTAAAGAATCCCAATACCATACCGTCACCAGTAGGTAATATAATTAACTTTTCAAGAGCATTAGCTGTTTTGTATTGCATTGTAGACTTAACCAATGCACCCAAATCTTTACAAGCCTTCTTTTGTTCATCTGTTGTTTTCTTACTATAAGCAACAATATCCATAAAGAATATGTAACCTTCTTGTTCTACGTCTAATTGCAATCTACCAGATTTGACTTCTACATCAACTTGTTCAACTTTCTTGGCAACTTGTTTGACAGGTTTAACAACTTCTACCTTCTTTTCTTCTTTCTTTTCTACCACTGGAATATCTTTAAGTTTCAAGAAATCTTTCCAGTTAATTTTCTTAGCTGGTGCATCTTTTTTCTTTGGTTCTTTTGATGCTTGTTCTTCTTCGTGTTTCTTTATTGCAGCTTCTTCACGATTACGTTTTTCAACAAACAATGCAATTTGTTTTTTAACTTCATCTGTGATGTATATGTTTACATCTTTTCCGCCACCACCAATATCGTGTTTCTTCTTTCTTTGAGCGCCCTTGGATTGCAGATATGTTTGCATTTCTACATTGCCCGTCTTAAATGCCAAATCCAACGGAGCAATTTCACCTTTGAAGTCTGCACCGTTAACATTCGCGCCTAAATGTACCAAAAACTCCACCATATCAACATCGTTAGCGTTAACGGCATAATGTAGTGGCATCCATCCGTTCTTTTCGTCTCTGCCATTGATTTTACCATCTTTATCAAAGAACGATTGTACGCCTTCAAAATCACCAGTTTCCGCACAGAAATGAATGCTAGTACCACCTGCGGATTTAGCACCGTACTTATTCAACAATTTAACAACATCACCTCTATTGGTATTGGATAGTACGTCAATAGGATTGTTTTTACCCAAGAAATCTTTCTTGTTGACATCAGCACCTCTTATAATTAGATATTCAACCAAGTGTTTTTGTCCATAATTTACAGCATAATGTAGTGCAGTCCAACCTTTACCAGCGTCAACTTCATTTATATCACATCCTTTGTCTAACATTTCTTCAATAGAAACGATATCACCATTTTTTGCAGCCAAATGGAAGCTACTACCGCTACTGTATTTTGCCCCTCTTTGTTGTAGTATTTCCGCGATGTTTTTAAAACCTTTTTGTTCAGCTACATCCAATGCGGTATTTTTACTGGTCCAATCTTTACAGTTGGGATCTGCACCGTGATTTAACAGTAGTTTTACGATTTCCACTTGATTTTCTTCTACAGCAACAACCAATGGTGGATTGCCTGTATCATCGTCTCTTTGATTGACATCTACTTTTTCTTTTTCGATACAGTTGTAGACGTTATCGTATAACCCACGTTTGATGTGGGTAAAAATGTTAATAGCCATAGTTTAATTAGTAAATTAGTCTTTTTTGAAACGGCTTAAATCCAATTGAGGTAGTGGTTTTTCTATGTTTAGACCAGCTAGTCTTTCATTTTGGATAACTAATTTACTTCCGCCTACAACCTTACCATCTACTACGTCATATATGAAAAATACAGTTTTTGTAAGTCCCACACGAACAATTCTGCCGGGTTTGCCATCAATATATACAACATCATCTTCTTTGTAATCGGACCCAATAAACATAAACAGTGCCGCGGCAAGTTTTTCAATGCTTGATTTAAACATTAGAATTACTAATCCCGCTACGAACATCCAGACATATTTGCCTGTCATATCTTGTGCGGTTGATTCTAGTACCTGTTGAGATATTACGTGTGCTGTATTTGTATCCATAATCGTCTTTAGTTTATTAACACATAACATTTGTTAACAATCCAAAACAATTATATAATAAATATAAATATTAATTTATTTAATCCACTTTTGTTCTTTTAGAATATCATCAATCAATTCTTTTTCGGAACTATCCATTTCTTTATCAAATCTTTTCAATACTTCAGTCAATGGATATACTCTATCAGGAGATTCTTTTTGTTTTTCTTTTAGTTCTTGAATTACATCAACTATTTTAACAAGTGGAGACTTGAATTCATCAACTTTGTCTTTTGAAGCGAAGTTAGCCAATTCAAATGCATGTGGAGTTAATGCTTTTACCAAACTTAGTAATCCAGAACCAATCATATTAAATATACTAAATGCTGCACCAGCTGCTGGATGTACTGTTGCTAATATTCTCAATATAACAAATACCACAACAAATATGATAATTGCGGTCATTGCACTAACAAAGAACTTTTTTAAACCCCAAAATACAGCATTAAGACCAAACATACCACTCATAGCATCCAAAGTAGCCTTGCTTTGATCAGCTTCTTTTGCAATTTCTTTTGCTTTATCAGTCATTTGCCATAATTCATCGTCATACTTTTCTTTCAAAGCAGACTTTTCTTTTTGCAATTTGTTTATGATTTCGTCACGTTGTGATAGTAATTGATCGCCCTTCTTTCTTTCCTCGGCAACTTGACTGTTTAATAAATCAACGGTAGCTTTTATACGTTTAATTTCATCTATGTGTGGTGATCCAACTATAGAAATTACACGTTCATTGAGTGATTTAGCAGTATCTACTTGTACTGATGGGTTTGTTACTTGACTCAAAGAGTGTTGAATACCTATAGACAAAGACGATGCTTGTACACGTTTGCCTTTTTCTACTTTTTCCAACTCCACCATCGTATTATCTACTTTGGCTTCTTGTTTAGCAACAGCGTCTTGTGCAGTTGTAACTTGCTTCGCCGGTCTAACTTCAGAAGAAATACAACCGGTTAGTATTAAAATTACGATGGTGTAAAACAGTTGTTTTTTAAAGTTCATATAATATAAATATTATTTTTTATAATAAAACTAATATTTATCAATATGATCAAACTTAATGACTTAATGGAGAACGACTCGTTGTGTCCGATGGCACATCCTAAGAACATAGAACCAGTGATGAGTTCTTACTTACGTTATCATATTGACAATAAAATTTCACTTAGCGAAAACATTTTTAGAACCTATAGTGAGTCTTATTTTGATTTAATCGAAGAAGTTCGTACTTTGTATTTTCAAAATTTAATAGAATTGTGTGACGCTGACGCTGAATTGGTTGAAAGTGATTTGGGTAAAAAGGCTATATTTGAAGGTAGAGAAGTATATTTGGATGCGCCTATTGAAGACGAAGAAGATTTATTGATGGAATTGAAACATAGAGGTCGCACAGTTCATTTAAGTAGACCATTTAGAACTCCAGGTGGCCCTAAAAAGTATGCTGTATACGTTAAATCCAAGAATGGCAAAGTTAAAAAAGTAACCTTTGGTGATCCAAATATGAGAAGTAGAGCTGGTAACAAGGCTCGTCGTAAGAGTTTTGCTGCTAGACATAGATGTAGTCAAAAGAAAGATAGAACTACCGCTGGATACTGGAGTTGCCGTAGTCACAGAATGCGTTCTCTTGGTAACAAAGGACGAGGAAAGTATTGGTAATGGATTTGCCGTTCACAGAAAAATCCGTGGGTAACAATCAGTATATAAGAGAATTTAGCACTGATGTAGATACGCACGAATTGGAATGGCATATAGACAAAGAAGATAGAACTATAGAAGTTATAGAAAATATAGATTGGCAGTTTCAATTGGACAATAATCTACCACAATTACTTAAAGAAACAATATTTATACCCAAAGAAACATATCACCGTGTAATAAAAGGCACTGGTAATTTAAAAGTAAAAATAACAAAACACGTATGAAATTTATCGATTTATTAACAGAAACTAAAATGTATGAAGGAATTGGATTGCCATCATCAGCTATTCAATCACTTGATTCGTTTGTAGCACAAGAATTAGGACCAGAATCTGAATTTGAAACCGAATTAGACGAAGCTGATATGTTAGGCGCTGGCACCACAGAATTGCCTTCTGATGCACTACAAGGATATTTGGATAGATCCGCCGGTAAGCCTGACTTTTACAAAAAAACTGGATTACCTAAATTGGATAAAAAAGGCAAACAAAAGTACACTACCACAAAAGATCCAACTGATAAATTTAAGTTTCCATATGTACATCCGAAACTTGCAAGAGAAATACAAATCGTAGATCCAAATGGACGCAAGTTTGATTTATCTAAGTTAAAAACCCATATTACAACACGACCTGATAAGATTTTAAAACAAAATGAAAAAATCTCACACAGTGGCGGCGAAAGTACTCAGTTTTATAATATAGGATTGCCAGCTTTGCAAGGTCTTGGATATGACGAAAAAAATCAAAAGTTTGTTATCATAAATACTTGTCCAGGCGCAGGTGCGTGTAAAGTTTATTGTTAT